CTTTTGGCGAACTTATTTAGAAAGACAAAGAGTAGTTATAGAAGAAGTAGTTTTAATATCCTTACTAGCTATGTTATCAATGTTATTGTATCAATTAATTATTAAATTCTTTAATTAAAATAAGCAAATTCAAGAAGCTGCTTATGAAACAACACCTAAACATATTGGAACTAAAATTACGGCAAAATTACCTTTAATTAAAAATAGATGCTCAGAAAATTCATGTATTTTAAAAAATACAAAAGATGGATATATCACTACACCAAAAGGTGAAAAACATTGGGTAAGTATTATAGAAAAGGAATGTGGATCTCCATTACCGATGGATTATTGGTGGTTTGATCCTACAGATCGAGCACAAGGTTCAGATAGAACAGGAACGATAGATGGTACACTTTATGGTCATGGTATTGAAGAAACATGGGATTCAGAATTTGCTGAAGTTAAAAAGAATGAAGTTACATATGAAAATCGAAAGATCTATCACAATGATAAAAGTCAATCTACTTTAATAATTAAATTTAGTAGTGTAGGAAATTACGATGATACTCAAACTAATTTAATGCAATATTATAAAATCATTGAAACACTTAATCTATATGAGTGGAAGTTAAAACATCAAACATCTCATGATCATCGTGATAGTGAACAAATTTATCACGTGTATTTGGAGTTAACTTGTCTGACAACAAAGATTCAAGACAAGATAGTTCGATATACTCGTGCTGAGATACAAAATATATGTAAAAATATAGACGATATTATGGGAATTCGAAGTAAAACCACTGATACAGTTTCTAGTGTATTTAATAATATTACTGACATTATTAATGAAAAAGGTAATGATGCGCCTGCAAAACTATCTGTTATTAAACGTAAACATTCAGTATGGCTTAATGCTAATGGTGTTTCTAATTTAGATTCACCGTCAAGTGTTAGGTTATGTTGGGGTATAGGTCATCATGATAGAATTTATTCTGTTGCTCATGTATGGGAATTAAATGAAATCGTAAGATACTCACCATCACCTGAAAGTATGAGAAGTGGATATAATGTTGCTCAAGTAGTTTTTATTGATTCTGTTCGTGATATATCTGTTATGCAAATATTAAATAAGCAAAAATTTTATAAATATTTAGAAGAAAATAAATTAGTATCTAAGTGTAATAATTTAATGTCATATACTAAAACGTTTCCTAGTTTGATACCTCATCTTATAGATAGTAAAGATTATTTAAATTATGTAAATAAAAGTGAAATTTTAGTTAAAGTAATGAATGCAGATTCGAATGAACGTGCGGTAGTCGATTATCAAGGTC